CCCAATTGCAAATGACTGACATCTCTCGTTCTGCAATGCCTTGGTGGGAGGCCTGCCTCCCACCCTTCGTTGACCCCCCAGCTCGTGACTTATATTACGACTGGGTTGCCACACTTCGCGGTGTGCCTTACGAGGGCCGTTCCATGGCTCCCGTTCTTGACGACAAGGATTTCCTTGTTGGTTTTTGTCTCTGTTGCGAGGCCCTTGGCCTTGATAAAGCAAAGGCGAGCAAATTTGTTCGTCTCTTCAAACTCGTCAAAAGTTACGAGGATTTCCGCAGCCGTGTTCAGGAGGCTGATCGTGTCCTGTCCAGCGACAGGGGTTTTGCGTTGTCCCATTTTGAGGATGATGCCATGCTTGACCGAGTTAGGCGCATTTTGCTCCCAACTCGCGAAAGTTCCCTTACCCCGGCCCAAGCCCAGGGTTACCAACTCCTCCAATACCTGGAGGATGAGCGTACTCGTGTCCTCCGCGAGTACGATGATGAGGAGCGCCGCATTATGGCGCACCTCAAGCGGGTTAGACAGGCCCGTGATGAATTCGGTCGCCAATTGACGGTGATCGTACCCCAATGGGCCCAAGTTAAACGGGCTCGTGACACTACGCTCTCGCATCTCGAGAGACAGGCGCTCGTCCAGCGCTTTGAGGCGAGTGCTGACTTAAGGGCCCGATTTACTCCGGAGTCCTATCTGGCCACCGCCAGAAGTAATAAGATCGCTAATGCGGAGCGATCCCAGTATGATTCATTTCGTCGCTACCGTGACGAAACTAACATGCGGGCCCAAGTTCGGGCGGCGCGAGCGTCAGCTGGTGGTCCACCAACTGCGTCGGGCTCTGGGCTCGAAGTGCAACCCGTCGACCAGGTTGCTGAGTTTGCTCCAGAATAACTGGAGTATCTTTCACCGATTTTCAATGGAGTCGGTTACGTATGCCTCCCCACTATCAGGGAGGTCTCTCAAGGAAGACTTGAATATGATACACGATAATCCATTTTCGTGCTTACAATCTGTTCCAGGCCAGTACCCTGCCGTCCAGGTCACCATTAGTGTGGCAGAGAAAAAGAACCCCTTCCTGGCGAGTACCATGCAAGTGCTCGGCGGTGGCGAGGCCCGCCACTATGAAAAACTCCGCTCGTTTGAGCGAAGGGGGGGTGCGGTGGATGATGGATATAAGACCCTCAAGTTACTTGACAGAGTATACTCATCCCCGTGCCCCTTTACGTTCCCAGTTGCCGAACAGGCAGCATACATAGGGCTGACCCCTGGTTGCGTCTCCCCGCTCGACTCGTGGTCTGCCCTCTCTTCCATGAGTCACAATTTGGATGCCAACCCTGGTCCAAATTTTAAAGCTCTCGGCTTCAATAAGAAACGAGATTCAATGGCTGTGGCCGTTGAAATTGCTGACCTGGTTGTTGAAAAGGCCAGATCAGAGTCGGTTATCGGCTACCTCAAACCCCGGTACTCATTGGCCGGGAGGACTAAGTTGTCCGAGAAGGACAAATTTCGGCAGAAGGCCCTCCTCGGGCGGCCTTTCGGCAGGGCCGTTTTTATGGCCGATCAACACGAGGCGCTTATAGCCTGTCGGTATTCTGGTCCGTTATTGGATTATTTTTTGGACAACTTTGGTGTTGTTACAAATGGGTTCAACAAATTTGGTGACCACCCCACCAAAATTACTGACTCGTTAGAGAAGTTTGACGTGTATGTGAACGGGGACATGGGGGCGTTTGACGTTAATACGTCCGACAAGCTCATTGCTCGTTCCTTTGACGTGCTGAGGCACGCATTTTCGATCCCCCGGGATTCGGGGTCTGTAGATGACCGGCTGTTGGAGTGGCTGGAAGACGAAATCATCTACAGTGAGATTGTTCTCCCCACAGGGAGAGTTATCCGGAAACACGGGGGTATACCGTCCGGGTCGGGGCTAACTGCTCTTCTTGGTTCCATCATTAATGCGATGATGTGGCAGGAGGTTCTCTACCGTCTTGGAGTGGGTGACCACTCCCTGAGGGTACACGGAGACGACAATCTTGTGGGATTGCGTTGTGCTGGTTCTCACTACTCGAGGCGAGAGTGGGGTCAGGAGATGGTGCGTAAAGCGGCGCGCCTATTTAATGACCTATATGGTCATGAATTATCTGAAGACAAAACTACGGTCGGTACGAACCTGTTTGTCTCGTTTGCCCAGCCTCGGGTCCCCGCTGGTACGAACGACCACTCGAGTAGAGTGATTATGTCTTATCGCAGCTCCCTGCGAAATGAGCTCGGACGTCCTTTGACGTTCGATGAACAATTCATCGTCCTCGACGAGGAGCCTATCGGGCCAGCACCCGGCATGACCCACCGTTGGACTTACGTGTTCAAAGGGCGTGCGAAGTTTCTTTCGCACTATTTTAAGAAGGATCCAACTAGTGGATCCACCATGTGTGTTCGCCCTACGGGTGAAGTGATATCTAATCTTCTTCACCCGGAAGGGAGGGTCAGACATCTCGGTGATCACATCGAGAGACTCAAGTCTGCCCTCGTTGAGAACATGGGTAACCACCACGTGACTAACCACGTGATGCATTATATGTACGACGCCTTCATTTTGCAGAAGGCTGGTCATTGGAGACGTCCTCCAAATAAACCGATCCCCCGTCGTGCGTGGTATCGGAAAATCGACTATCAAGTTGACCTCCTCACGGAGGACGACGAGTTTTTTCGCTTTTGGCGGAAATTCGAGCACGAGGCCCGCAAGGCCCATACGGCGGTGTTTGGTGGTCGTTACGCCGACTGGGGTGAAGTTAGAGCCCTAAGACGTGGTAGACAGAGATTTACCATAGGTGGCCCCATGTCACGTGACCCGGGGCTGGCGGATTATTCCGTCAACATTGAGAACCCAGAGTTTGTTAAAAATCTGGGTGCCTTAGGTTTCAATTTGTGGGCCGTCCGCCCTCTGCGGCTGGAGGTCGCCAATAGAGTAGAAGCCATGATACGTATGTCCGATCGGGACATGACCGCGGAGGAGCCCCTCCGGTTAATGTACGCAATAAATAAGTTGCGGGAAATGTACGCTGGGGACTTCATGTAGTAGTCCCCCCCACGTACATATCCACCCTG